TTTTGTTGGTACGTCTATTTTCTTATTCACCAAGTCGTCAATCTCTTTTTGGTTATTAATTTGTCTATCTTTGAGTTCATCTAGTTTTTTCATATATTTATCGATAGCTTCTTCATTGGACTGATAACCATTTAATGCTTTTTCATGTCTATCTTCTTCTGCCTTAGTCATGTTTTCAATGATTTTATTCTTCTCTTTTAATAACTCAAGCTCACGATTTATACCATCTCGTATTCTGTTAGCAAGCTCTTCTTTAGTCTCACCATCTCTAAGCTCAACGCCATTGAATTTAGCAACCAGTCTAGCATGTTTGACATTTTTCTTTTGAATATCAACGATTCTTGAGGCAAGACTGTCAACATTTTTCAGTCTATCTGTAAGTGCTGACTCATAACCAGTGTTGAAAAGCTTAATCATATTCTGCGTGGCAGTTTTGACAGCATGTACTATGTTCTCAAGGATAGGTTGCATTACATCGCCAGCAAGATTGGTGGACGCTGTTAATACCCCTATGCCATATGAAATGTCATTGAGAAGATGCAATAGGTTGTCACCTGACATCTCCATCCCGTCACTCCATACACCACCTGTTAGTGCAACACCCATTTTGTAACCTAGATCAATAAGCGATGCCCCAAAGTCCCAAATCTCACTCAGCACATTCTTAACGGCAGTGAAACTCTGTGCAATTTTAACAGACAGTGGTTCCATGTTGTTTTCAATAAAATTAGAAAACTGTTTAAATCGCTTAGCTAAATTACCATTACCCCCAAGAAGAGCGTCAACCTTGCTTAACAATGTTCCAAATGAATTTTGTAATGATTGAAATGCAACAGTGAATGTGATAGGCAAGTCATTCGCCCTTTTGCTAATCTCATCCGTTTGTTTTAATATTGCCTCGAATACGTCTTTTGATACGACATCACCTGCCATTGCCATTTCACGCAATTGTTTTAAAGATATTCCCATACCTTTAGAGATGGCAACGGCAATCTCAGGTATAGTGTCTAGCAAGGAGTTCAATTCAACCGTACGTAATATACCGTGTGCTAAACCGTGTGAGAACTGTGTCAGACCTCTATTGAGTTGGTCATAGTTAGAACCTGAAAGATGACCTAATTGTTGAATGGTCTCAGTGAATGCTACCATCTGTTTAGCATTCAGCTTCAACTCTTTAGCATTTAAGCTAAGAGCTCTAAAAAGTTTCACAGTTGTCTTAAGTGCGGACCCTGTATTGTTAGAAATTCTAAGTAATTCTTTTTGAACCATGTTATAGTCTTCTAAGCTTTTTGTTGACATGGCTATTTGAACATTCATCTCTGTGAATCTATCAATGAGATATAATATGTCTCTACCAAAACCTGTAATTTTTGATGCAACAAATACTGATAGAAGTGCTCTATATGTTTTTAAGAATATGTTTACATTTTTATTTAATGATTTTATTTCTCTTTTATGAACAATGACACGCTCTGTTGTCTTGTCCATCTCTTTACGGACTTTATTTAAAACTTGATTTGTTATATTAATATTAATATTAAATTTTTGCACTTCCTTGTTTGTTTTCTCAAATTCTTTTTCTATTTTATGAGTGCTTTCTTCAACCTCTCTTTCACCTTTTTTTAGACCAGACGTATCGGTTGATATTCTGACCATAATCTTGCCTAAATCTAACATCATCTTCTCCTGCTAGCTTTGGATTTTTCATATGCTTTCTTTTCAATCTCATACTTATATTGAAAATAAGCATCCCATTCATGAAACTCCTCAAGGCTCATATGGTCTCTCACGTCATCGGCAAAACAACCTATGGTCTCAGCGATTCTAAATATTAAGACGTTTTGGTTTGATTTTGAGAAGATTTTTTTTTATCTATTTCTACATTAAGCATACGTGTTGCAACATCTGAGAAATGATCAACAAAGCAATGTGTAGGCATTTTTGATAAGACATCATAATCTTGATCATCAAATACACGTTCATTTGTATTGGGAACATATGTGTTCCTAATGACACACCAAAGGGCAAACTCCATATTATCTATTTTAGAGTTACCCATCATATCTATTTTACTGCATTTATCTATCAACTCAGATCTATCTCTGATAGTAGGTTGTCTTATCTCATATTCATTACCATCATACTCTATTATCTCTTTTTTAAATGGTGTTTTTGCCCCAAGTGTGCTTGTTCTTAATTTATCACGTAATGACATTAATCTCTCCAACTAAAAGCAGAATTGACGTCACCATTTAGATGGAAATTTAAATTCTCCATTTCTAAAGATGATATATCACCACTCAATCCTGCTGACTCAACAATAAACCAACCACCGATTGTGACAGTACTCGTGTTCGGTCTTATTTCGACTAGGTAGCTTTGACCGTTGAGCAGTCCGTTACGATACTGACTGTCCAAATCATACAATCGGTCAATAGATAGTGTAGCACCTATGAATCCTGTTGAGTGTCGTCTATACCCACTATTATTTCTTGCAAAGGCGATATCTGTTGTGTCAAGCACGTCAGCTGTAAGCTCAAGATTATAATTAGTACCACCTACAATTTCTGTCATAGGTAAGTAATTACAGTCAACTGTCACCGCTCCAGTTTGAGATGAATCAAATTTTATGATCCCAAATAGATAGTCCACTGTGTAACCTGTTGTAACTATAGATGACGCAACATAAACCGTTGGTGCAACTTGTCTATCCCAAGTTTGCTTTGCAGTGTCTGTAATCTGATATTCATTTGAACCAAGACTGGTTGTTGCCTCACCCGTTGTAGCTGTGCTTGTACCACTTGATCTGATCAAGGTGTTGTACGTCAAATTACTCATAGTTAAACATCCGTTAATGCACTATTTGATTGTAATGTGATTGACACTGTTTCTAATCCACCAACATCACCACTGAGTGAGAAACTCTCAACGGATACTTTCCCTTGATGTCCATTTGTACCATTAGGTAAATACTGTGCGTACAAATCTGTTCTGTTGATAAAAGCGTCTTTAACCATTGTTAAAGCTGTATTACCATTGCTATATATACTGTCACAAGATATTGACCATTGCAAAAGCCCAGTTACATGAGAGCGATAACCTGTAGCTGTCGTTCCTAAGTTAGTATCATCAAGTACATCTGCGTTTAGCTCTAGTGATGGTGATGTGGCAGGTAAGTCATGCCATGTTGTTTGATCTGTCGATACTTTTACTTTTTTGTGATATGCTACTTGTGTCATTGTCGATGTCCTCTTTCTATTGGTACTCTTATTAAATTAAAATTGATTGAAAATAAAGCTCTTTTCTGATCGTCATATTTCAAAAATGCAACGTTTGACGATGCCCAAATTCCTTTATAGACTGTGCCATTTCTAGTAAATTCAGCTATCCCTTCTATCTTACGTCTGACTGTCATTAAATATGTATAGGCAGTGTTGTAATCATGAGCTCTTGACCTAACTTGAATACTATCAATGTCGTAACTGTTTCTTGCGTCTTGTTGAAAAGCAACAGTGTCATATATAGCAATACAATCATTTACACTATCAGGCATCAGACCTATAAACATGTCTGTACCAAAGACAAATGACGTTTCTGACTCAATAACATCTTTTACATCAATACTACAAGGATTACTGTACATTATCCACTTTTGCCGCGTCAAATAGAATATTTACAATGTCTCTAGTGCTTGATTTAAAGGCCTTCTCTAAAAACTTAGCTTCACCAACACTATGAAAATATTCTAAAATCTCATGCACATATTTCGCATAATCAGTATTGGCTGATATCTCAACTTCCATTTTGGCAGGATCAACCTCAACAGTATGTGAGTTTTTAAGCACGCCAGTTTTAACAGGTGTTCTCTCCATAGACCTTAATTTTACAAGTGTACCAGCGGTGAGTAATCCATCAAGGATATTTTTTTCAATCCCTATTACAGCAAAGTGCATTTTCTCACTAACAAGAAGTCCACCTTCAACCCATACACCACCTGTCGTAAAGCTCATACTGACACCTTAACTCTTTTCCAAGTGTTTTTTAAATTGGTATTATAGCCAACAGCAACAATGACCAAAGCTTTAGGTTGTGACTTTGGATCTGACACTGACGACTCTCCTAAATATAAGAAACCCCCAATGTCAAATTCAAGGTCTCTAAAGAACACTTGATTGACCGCAACTTTCTTTTCTCTTGAAAACTCATCAAGATAAAAATGTTCTTTCTGTTCCCAATAGCCATCTAAGACAACAGGGGACAAGTACTGTTCTTTAGCGTATCCATCAATAGATGATACACCCCAGTAAGTCACCTTTTGCATTAGCATATCTCCATTGTAGCTTGCATCAAAGATGTATTGACTAAATTCCTAGACGTATCAAGTATGATCGCTGTTTGCCCATATAACGATGAGCTTAACCCAATGTCATATGTTGACGCAAAAGAGTGACTAGACTCCCCAACCTTTTCAGCAAGCACTTGACGTTCTTTCACGGTAATAAAATGTGCCGCTAGATATAATTCAATTTTCGTTAGCCTAGCTTCTGTCATTCCTTTATCGGAAAGCTCTTCATTGACAATCATGTTCGCTGTCTCTATAAACAGCGAAATGTCTGTCATTGAAGTATCAATGATTGCTTTAACTTGAGTATCAGTCACTCTTGTTGTCATTTCTTCTTAGCTTTCTTGCTTGTATCAGGATACTCATCTTCAACGGATTTTTTAGGAACATCGTCCGTATCAAAGGTATCAATAACTCGCACTTTGTTGTTTAATCCAAAGCACATTTTCTCTGATATTTCACCCACATCACCTACCTGATATACTTTCCCTGATATGTGAGTGTGAGTGTCAAGAAATTCAACTTTACATTTTTTCATTAAGCAGTTATCCCATGAATAATACCACAATTGTTATTTTGATCTGATTTGAAAATAGGCACTGCCGCTCCCCAAA